TAAATTTCGCTTGATTTTAATGCGACATAATATGATGATATAATTATGGAAATTAAAGCTAAAATAAAAGGACTCAATAATCTATATAAATTCATGCGCCCAGGGACCCAGAGGAGAATCGCTAAAAGCGTAACCAATAAACTCATTGTGAAGGCAAAGAGTGAGTCTGTAAATAATATCGGCAGGGAATATAATCTCCCTAAAAGAAACCTGGGCTCAAAACTCAGGGTAGAACGGGCAACATCGAACAGCTTTAAAGCTCGGATATATGCCCCCAATAGAAGGTTGAATATTATAGATTTTAAAGGTACTAAAGAATCAAAAGAGGGGGGCGTTGTTGCCGTGGTGAGAAGGGGAAAGAATAGGGTTTATCCCCGTGGGTTCATTGCACAGCCAACCGGAAAGAACTGGAGAAAATATGGACAGAAGAAACAAATTTCTTCACCAAAGAAGTTGGCATTCAGAAGAAAGGGGACCAGCCCCTATCCCCTGGAAGGTCTGCAGGCATGGACCCTTGCGCAGATCATTGGTGGTAAATGGAACATAGGATCAATAAATAAAATGATTAAAAGAGAAAGCAAAGTATTTACGGAATATGAACTTGAAAAAGAATTCAGGAAAGTTGCTGGGATAGCTAAATGATGAAAATTTGTAAAAAATGTGGAAAAGGAAAATCATTATCAGATTTTTATAATAATAGATATAGCAAAGATGGAAAGATGAGCATTTGTATTAAATGTTATAGTGAAAGGAGAGCAAGAAATAGAATAGAAAAAGGAATCATTCCTTGGGAAGATTATAGGGAAATAAGGCTCAATAAAGCGAAGGAGAAAATCAAGAACGAGAAACGAATTTGTAAAGGGTGTGGTAAAGAAAAATCCTTAAATGAATTTTGGAAAGATAAGAGATACGAAACGGTATATGATACATTGTGTAAGGAATGTAGTAAGGAAAGGACACGAAAATATGATTATAAAAGCAAACAGAAAAGAAGTATGAATAAGACCGAATGGAAAAAGTTTATTGAGAACATTATGCCCGAGGAATGGAAAAGGGAACAGGAAGAAAAAAAGAGAAAGGCAAAGGAAAATAAACGGGAAGGAGAATTATTAAATTTGAGAAATAAACGAAGAATAAAGTATAAAAATGATACAGAATATAGAGAAAAATGTAAAAAAGACCAAAGAGAAAGATATAAGGAAAATATTAAAAACGAAAGACTGAGGGTAAAATTATATAAATATGTAAACCCAGAAAAACTGGGAGAATGGAGAGATAAGAGATTGCAGAGAATGGCAAATCAGAATGATGGCTCTGTGGACAAAACAGAATTAGAATTTATTTACAATGAATATAAAAGATGTCCTTATTGTAATATAAATCTTGATGATAATAATAAAACGATAGACCATATGATTCCCCTATCGAAGGGAGGATTGCATAGTGTTTCAAACTTAATTGTATGTTGTGATAAATGTAATCTAAAGAAAAACGATATGGATTTTGATAAATGGATGAATGGTTTATCCGAATATAATAAAGGAAAGTTATTGAGAATACATAATAAACGTGAAGATTATCAGTTTAAAATGTTTGCAGGATAAGCAAGCGGGTCCTTTCGGAGAATATACAGCATAAGGGTCACATTGCCACAGCTTTTTTGCAGTATCTAAACATAATAAGAGGGTTTCGTTTCGGTAAAAGACATGGCAAATATTAAAAAGATTGATATAACCTGCGACACAAAAGAACTGGTGAATATAAACAAGGTGGAGAACCTTCAGGGAAATTTGAAAAGTATTTCCGATAAATCCATGCAGAAATTAAAAAACTCAATTATAGGTAATGGATTTGCTTTCCCGATATTTGCATGGAAAAAAGGGGAAAGAATATATAGCATTGACGGCATACACAGGATAAAAGCATTAAAAGGATTGGAAAGGGAAGGTTATAAAATACCGACCGATCTGCCAGTTGTATATATAACTGCAAAAGACGAAAAGCGCGCAAAAAAACTATTGCTCGCGGCAACAAGCCAATATGCAAAAGTTAGTCAAGTTTCATTTAATCAATTTATTGAGGATCTCGACTTGCTGGACATTGAGCTCGAAATAGAAATCCCGGAAATAGATATTCTCGACGATAAGGAAGCTAAGATAAAAAAAGAAAATCTTAATCCATTCGAGCAGGTCCATTTTTTAATAAGTGTTCCAGTTGATAAATTCCATGAGGTTCAGGAGTATATATTCCCCATAACCTTAATCGAGGGGGTTGAAGTTGAACAAGGGCAAAACTGATAATACATACCTCGGTGATAAGATTAAATTAAGAATGGAGTTTCTCCCCAGAAAGAGAAATATAAACGTTCTCGATCTGTTCGCTGGAGATGGTCTAATTTGGGGAACAATAAAAAATAAAACAAAAAGAAATATAAATATAACGAGCATTGATAAAAAAGAGGATACGGAAAAATTCCATCTTATAGGAGACAATAGAAAATATTTACCATCATTAAATCTGAAAAAATATGATGTGATTGATATTGATTCTTACGGAATACCTTATGATCAAATTGACTTTATTTTGAAATCAAATTTTATCGGTGAAATATTTATGACTTGCATAAAGGACCCGCGTGGACCAATCCCAATGAAAATGGCTCTATTCCTGGGATATACAGAAAAGATGTATAAAAAATGTCCTACTTTAATATCTAAAAATCATTTTAACAAATTAAAAAAAGTGTTGACAAAAAATGGAATATTCAATATAAATTATATTGAACATCAAAGTAAATATTATTATATTAACTTTAAAAAGGAAAAATAAAAATGCAAACTATTTATAAACCTAAAGGAAAGGCCAGGGAGTACTCACCGCTTGCCGCCAATATTTACAAAGGATGCGATCATGGGTGTTTATATTGTTATGTTCCTGGGATGTTTAAACAGTTCAATAAAAATTATAATCATAGCGATGTGCAGATAAAGCCTGGGTTTATTGAGCAATTAAAAAAAGACTGCATAAAGCTAAAAAATAAAAATCAAGTTCTGATATGTTTTTCCGGCGATCCCTATTGCATGGCAAACGATGAACACAGAGAAACGAGGAAATCACTTTTAATTCTTTTGGAGAACGAAATACCAGTTCGGATTTTAACGAAGGGCGGAATGAGATGTTTACAGGATATTGAAATATTTAAACAGTTTGGAAAAAATATCTCAATAGGGGCAACATTAACCTTTATAAATGAATCGGATTCTAAAAAATGGGAACCTGGTGCAGCACTACCGGAAGAAAGAATGAAAACGTTGAAGATATTGCATGAGAATAATATTAAAACCTGGGCAAGTCTTGAACCCGTTATTGATACAAAGCAAAGTCTTGAGTTGATGGGGAAAACCATTGATTTTATTGATGAATATAAAATCGGCAAATTAAATAATTATAAAGATCTTGATAAAAAAATAAATTGGTCAATATTCCTTCAAAGTGCTATTGATATTATGGAAAAAAATAATAAGGAATATTATATAAAATACGATCTCTCGAAAGAAGCTCCATACACCGAAATAAAAGCCAATCATAGAAATTTAGATTATTACAATCTTTTATGGATTAAATAAATGGCAGAAATAAAAGTCAACCAACTTGCCATTTTATTTGATGTCACTGAAAGATATATTCAAAGGCTTGCTAAAGATGGTGTAATTATAAAAACAAAAAGAGGATTTTACGATCTTGCCGGTTCAGTCCGTGGGTATATTAAATTTTTAAGAGATGCTGCAGAAGGTAAAAGCGTAGACCTGGAAGAGCAGAAAAAAAGACTATATAGATTAAGAGCGGATAAAGCACAAATTGAAATTGATCTTGCTAAAGCGGAAGTAATAAATGTTGATGAGGCAATGAAAGCTTGGGGGCAGGTGGTGATGATTGTGAGGTCTCGAATTCTTGCCATACCGAAAAAGACGGCACCGCTGATGGTGGGGATAAAAAGAATCGCCGAAGCTGAAGATATTCTGAAGCGTGTAACGAATGAGACATTGAGAGAATTGGCAAGTCCTGATCTTATTGATAGAGCTCTCGGTGTTCAAAAGGAAAAACGAGAAAGGGGACTCAAAAGAAAAAAATGATTAATCCCGTTTTATATTTAATAATGTTGTCAGTCTTATCAAATTTTGTTCCCCCTCCGGATATGGCAGTTTCCGAGTGGGCTGATAATTATCGTATCCTTTCTCCTGAAGATTCAGCCGAGCCTGGACAATGGTTTACTTCAAGAGCAGAATATCAGCGTGGTATAATGGATACAATTAATGATCCTGGTGTTGAGAAGATTGTTTTTAAGAAAAGTGCTCAAGTAGGTGCAACACAAATTTTCAATAATATTATCGGTTATTTTGTTGATCTTGATCCCTGCCCAATCCTCTTGGTAAATCCTACAAGGGAAATGGCTCAAGCATGGTCAAAACTTCGTTTTGCTCCAATGCTGAGAGATACTCCGGCTTTGAAAGGGAAAGTAAAAGATGCAAGATCGAGAGATGCAGAGAATACTGTTTTATTTAAGAAATTTCCAGGAGGCCATCTCTCTGCAGTTGGTGCAAATAGTCCTGCCGGACTGGCGATGCGGCCAATTAGGGTTGTCATCTGCGATGAGATAGATCGGTATCCTGCTTCAGCTGGCAGCGAGGGAGATCCGATATTTCTTGCATTCAAGCGAAGTCAGACATATTGGAATAGGAAATTAATTCTCGGGAGTACGCCTACTCAGGAGGATATCTCCAGAATTGAAAAGGCATGGAATGAATCCGATAAAAGATATTATTTTGTTCCATGTGTTCACTGTGGGGAGTTTCAAAAATTCGAGTTTAAATATTTAAAAATTCCTCAAGACGAAAAAGGAGAATATATAACAGCAGATGCTTATTACGAATGTTCTTGCTGTGGTGAAAAAATATCAGATTCCGATAAAATCGTAATGATCAAAAATGGAGAATGGAGGGCAACTGCAGAATTCAAGGGTACTGCGGGATTTCATATATGGGAGGCCTATTCACCATGGTCGAGATTTTCCGATATAGCGAGTAGTTTTCTTGAGGCAAAAAGGGGCGGGAGAGAAACGCTTCAGGTTTGGATCAATACGGTACTCGGTGAATGTTGGAGGGATGAAGGGGAAAAGATAGAAGAAGATTTGCTCTTTTTAAGGCGCGAAAATTATACAAATGTTCCAATGGATGCGGCGGTTGTCGTGGGTGCCTGTGATGTTCAAAAAGACAGAATTGAGACCCTACAGCTGGCTTTCGGCCGTGATGATGAATGCTGGGCAATTGATTTTAAAATATTCGAGGGAGATCCGGGGAAATATCATGTATGGGAAGATCTTGATAAATATTTAGATATGCCTATTATTCACGAATCCGGTGCAAGATTAGTGATGCAGAGAATGTTTATTGATAGTGGGGGATTGAATACTCAGGATGTCTATAATTTTTGTCGACCGAGAGAACATAAAAGAATTTTCCCGATTAAGGGATCAAGCCAAACTGGGATGACGGGGGTCCCGCTTGTTGGAAGGCCCAGCAGAAGAAACAAAGGAGAAGTAAAATTATTTTCTATTGGAACGGATACGGGAAAAGATTTACTTTTTAACAGGCTTAAAAATGAAACACCGGGACCAAACTATATTCATTTCAATATGCAATTTGACCAGGAATTTTTTAGACAATTAACAGCAGAGAAAAGGGTCCCCCGTTATCACAAAGGAGTTCTCCGCAGGGAGTATGTCAGAATTGGTGGAAGAAAAAATGAGGCAACTGATTTAATGGTATATGCAATCGCTGCATATTATAGCTTGAAAATAAAAGACATCAATAAAATTGTTGATCAAATGTATGCCTATAAGCGCGAGAAAGAAGATGGGACTATTACATTACAAAATAAATCAGCCAGACAGGTCCGAAGCAAGGGAATTCATTAAATAAAATTATTTAAAATATAATGAGACATAATCAATATTATTGTTGACAAAAAGATAATAAAAATGTACTTTAATTTTAGGATAATAATTGAGTGGATAAAAGAAAAAAGATTTACTGGAAATCTTATTTTGATAGTTCATTGCAAAGAGGGGAATATAACCGGTGAAGATAAATATTCAAAATAGCAAAATAGGAGCCTACCGGCCCTTAAACATTCATAGGATTTTAAGAACGCAGTAAGACCTATTTCCGATAATCGGGGATAGGTCTTTTTTTTGGAGGAAAAATGGCGGGAATAACATTAG